CTAATGGATCATTAACTGCAACACAAAAACAAGATTATGCAGGGGTTGCTAAATCAGTTGCAGAATATGCAAAAACAACCGACTACCTTGCTAAGTTAACTGGACAGAGTGCAGACGAACTTGAAAAGAAAATGCAAAAAGAAGCCGATGATGCGGCATGGCAAGCAACCTTATTAGGTATGGATGAAGATCAAAAGAATGCGGCAAACCAGGCTCTTAAAGTTGCATTAGCAACAGGTGGTCAGGGCGCAGTTGATGCACTAAAAGCTAAGATAATGGGCTTACCAGTAATGACCGAAGCTGGGCAAAAATTTGTATCTATGAGCGCCAATGCGTCTAAACGTTTAGCAGAAATGGAAGCTGTTACAAAGAGTAACATGACGGTTGAAGCAAAAAATGCAAAGCTCAAAGAACTAGGCGCATTGTTAGAATTAGATAGAGCTAAAGATGCAGAACACATTGGTATTACTGCTTTACAAGCAATGTCTAAATCTGGAGATGAAAATGCAGGTCAAATGTTGGCCGCGTCTAACAAAATGAAACAAGCTGGAATTACAACTGAGGCACAAGCATTAGAAAATGCAAAAAAAGCCGAAGCCGCTCAGAACAAACAAATGACCAGTCAAGCGGCCGCAATGGCAGAATCTGAAAAGAATTTAAAAAATTTAGGGCAAATGGTTCAAAATTTTATTAGCCCAATTATAAATGTGTTGGCTCCGTTAATGTCTGATATAATAAAATCATTTACTGAATTTGTAAGCGGACCTAACGGTAAACTAGCAATGGCTAAATTTGGAACTTTTATTGCAGGGCTTATTAAAGAGATGATGGAATACGGTAAAAACTTATTCACTCCCGAAGGCCGTGCAAAAATTATAAATGACGTTATGACATTCTTCCAAGGGATGTGGATTGACATTAAACGTGCTATTGCTAAGATGTTGCCATTAGGAATTGGATCGTTGTTCTACAGTGAAGATGATGCTAAGAAAGATCACGAAGCATTAGAAAAGCGAAAAGAAATTGAAGACGAACGTGCTAATCTTGCTAAGAAAATGGCCGCAATGGAAGGTGATGCTCAGGCCGCTAAATTAAAATTAAATGCAGATGCAATGAAGGCAGAGCAGGCTAAAGCTGATAAAGCCAAACAGGATTTAGCGCAAGCTGAAAATGATCTAAAAAATAAAAAAGATCTATCTGAAGTAGAAAGAGCTGAACTTGAAAACAAACGAGATATAGCTCTAAAACAAAAAGAAGCAAGCGAAGATTTAATTAAACGTGCTAACGCAATGGAAACTGAAAAGGCGAAAAAAATAAATGATGACGCTGTTAAAATTCAAGCACAAATTAACGAAAAATACAAAGCACTAGGTGAAACAGTTCCAAAGCCACAAGCTGATCAACAAGAAACTGGTCGTGCAGGAGGAAGTTTAAATTCTACAGGTAGCGTATTGGAAAACTTTGGATCTGGTAAAAATATGACGCTCCACGGTGAAGAAGGAGTGTTAACAAAAGAACAGTTGACAAACTTGGCTAAAGGTGCTAAAATGAGTGGAGCTAGTCAAGGTAATAGTGATCATTTGCTAGAGCAGTTAAATATATCATCACAGCAATTAGTCAGAGCAACTAACGAAATGGTTGCCTTACAAAAGAAACTAAATGACAAGTTTACCTGGACAGGCAATATATTTGGATAATAAATTATGAGTTGGAAAAAGTATTTTACACCGGTTACAAATGGATCACTAAGTCCTATCAGCGGTGGTTCTAGCGGAAACACAACTAGTCCAGCCCGTACAAATTATTCTAGTTACCTGCCCGATGTTTACTCTGGACATCCTAATCGTTTAGAACGTTACGGTCAGTACGATACAATGGACACTGATTCAGAAGTTAATGCCGCATTAGACATTTTAGCTGAATTTTGTTCACAAATGAACGATGAAAATCTAACACCTTTTCAGGTACAATTTAAAGATAAATCTACTCCAACTGAAGTTAAAATTATCAGCAAGTACCTACAGCAGTGGACAAAACTAAATCAATTTGACACAAGAATTTTTAAAATAGTACGCAATACATTCAAGTACGGCGACTGTTTTTTTGTAAGAGATCCCGAAACACAGGCATGGATGTACGTAGATCCTGCTAAAGTAGATAAAATTATTGTTAATGAAAGTGATGGGAAGAAGCCAGAACAATATGTTGTCCGTGACATTAATCCTAACTTAGAAGCACTAAACGCAACAGCTATTAATCCCACAGGAACTAATAGCAGTGGAGGATTAAATTACCTACAAGGCGGAGCCCAACAGCGTGGAATGACAGGTAGTTACGGTGGCGGTGGTGCAACCGTAGGCGGCAATGGTAGCCGTTTTATGACTCAGCAAAATCAATGGAACATTGATGCTAAACACGTTATTCATATTAGTTTGAGTGAAGGTTTAGACAACAACTTTCCTTTTGGAAATAGTCTTTTAGAGTCAATTTTTAAAGTTTACAAGCAGAAAGAATTGCTTGAAGACGCTATCATTATCTATCGTGTACAACGTGCTCCTGAGCGTCGTGTATTCTACATTGACGTTGGTAACATGCCTAGTCACTTGGCTATGAGCTTTGTTGAACGTATTAAAAACGAAATTAATCAACGCAGAATTCCTAGCGTAACAGGAGGCGGGCAAAGCGTTATTGATGCTAGTTATAACCCATTGAGTATCAACGAAGATTACTTCTTCCCACAGACAGCAGAAGGTCGCGGAAGCAAAGTAGAAATTCTTCCAGGTGGTACTAATTTAGGAGAAATTGATGACTTACGTTATTTCACAAATAAACTTTTTAGGGCTTTGCGCATTCCTTCAAGCTATCTACCTACAGGTCCGGATGATGGAGGTAGTAACTTTAACGATGGCCGAGTTGGCACCGCATACATCCAAGAATTAAGATTTAACAAGTACTGCGAACGCTTACAAAGTCTTATGAACAATAAGTTTGATACAGAGTTTAAACTGTATTTGAACGCTAAAGGCATCAACATTGATCCTAATATTTTCTCAGTTAAATTCCAAGTTCCTCAGAATTTTGCCGCTTATCGTCAAACTGAACTTGACGGTCAACGTATCAATACATTTACTACATTAGCCGAAGTTCCATACATATCTAAACGTTTTGCATTGAAACGTTTCTTAGGACTGAGCCAAGAAGAAATGGCAGAAAATCAAGAGCTATGGGAAGAAGAAAACCTTAATAAAGGTGAAGAAATTTCTTCTAGTGCAGAGTTACGTTCTGCAGGTATTACTGCCGGAGGCATTGGTGGTGATATCGATGCATTGGGTGAATCCGATACGGGAGAAGATACTATGCCTCCCGAAGATATGGCTGGCATGGGCGATGATGCAAGTAACGGAATGCCACCCCCAGCCCCCGCAGGTGGCGGTGCACCACAGCAATAATTGGTAAATACCTATATGCTACTAAACGAATTCATTTATTTTAACAAAGACGATCGCGACATGGAAGCGGATGATCGCTATGATCCCTTTAAGGACACTAGCGTTCTAAAACAAAAAGATGTTCGTAAAACACGTCTAACTCTACGTCAAATAAATGATTTACGTAAGGCTAGTGAAGCTAGAGAAAAAGAAACTAAAGAAGATTTAGTTATCATTCGACAGATGTATGCCCCACCTCAAACTGAGGAAGCGGCTCCTGCTCAATAACTGTTAGTTTAATTCATTTGTATTTGAATTAAATATTTGAGACAGTTTCAATAGGGATTTTAAAAAATCCCGTCAAAAATCCCCCACATCTTGCCAAAAACGGCTCGTTTTTGGCCTATTTCCCATAAGTAATTAACTCGGCTGTTAAATACATCGACAGCCTTGCCTACATATAAGGAGACCCCGCAAATGTCTAAATTTGAACAATTATTAGATTTGCTAGTAAACGAGGAAACAGAAAAGGCTAATGAACTTTTCCATGAAATCGTTGTAGAAAAATCTAGAACCATATACGAAAACTTAATTGCTGAAGAAGCAGAAAAAGATGAAGAGGAATTAGAAGAAGAATCTGAAGATGGCGATCTAGAAGAAGCTTTCGGTGAGCCAGAAGGCGACGAAGGCGGATTGCCAGTCGAAGACGAAACAGATGATTTCGTTGACGATACAACAGATGATCCAATGTCTGGCGATGAAGGTCATGACGAAGGTGGTGACGCTCCAGCAACAGCCGCTGATGTACAAGACTTAGAAGATGCGCTAGAAGAGCTAAAAGCTGAATTTGAAAAGCTAATGGCTGGTGAGAAGCACGAAGAAGAAGAAAATCCAGATATTCACGGCGGTGAATTAGATGACTTCGATACTGACGGCACACCAAAAGACGAAGAAGACAGCGACGAAGACAACATGGAAGATGATGACGATCAAGAAGAGTCATATACTTTTGGAGAAAATCGTCAACTGACACGTGAATATCGTGAAAAAGTTGGTAATGACTGGGATAAAAATGCTCAGAAGACTGACAATCAAATCGCAGGTGCTAACACAGGCGAGAAGATGCCAGCCGCAGTTGCTAGCAAGAGCCCAATTAGCTCTGGTAGCGGCAAACCAACAAGCGGTGCTAATGCTAAAAACATTGCACAAGGTGGTACAGGAGTTGGTAACAATACCGGTACAACACCAAACGCTAAAGGACCAGCAGGCGTTCTAAAATCAGGTGGTGACTTTGTTCCAGCTGGTACTAAGAACGTATCATCAAGCTCAACAAGCAAGATGCCTGATGGTGCAAAACTAGCAGGTGTACCAAAGCCAAATCGTACTGCTGAATTCAAAGGCGTTGGCGCAAACACAGGTGGTCCAGCTGGACAAACTGGTAGCGGCAATACTAAATCAGTAGTTGATCACAAGATTTAATTAGAGAAATCGGATGATACAATACCTACGTGAACACCTAAGTTATGATCAAGCTCGAGTAGTACTCGAGAAGGATGATAAAGACGACAAGAACCTTTATTTGAAGGGTATTGCCGTCCAAGGCGGGATCCGTAATCAGAATCAAAGAATCTATCCTGTACCAGAAATAACCAATGCTGTCAAGACATTAACTGATCAGATACATAATGGGTATTCAGTACTAGGTGAAGTAGATCATCCAGATGACCTAAAAGTAAATTTAGATCGAGTCAGCCACATGATCACAGATGTGTGGATGGACGGTCCAAACGGATATGGCAAAATGAAAATTTTGCCTACTCCAATGGGTAACTTAATAAAAACTATGCTTGAAAGTGGTGTAAAACTTGGCGTTAGTTCTAGAGGTAGCGGTAACGTTAACGAAAGCACTGGCGAAGTATCTGATTTTGAGATCATCACAGTTGATATTGTTGCTCAACCCAGTGCACCTGGTGCTTATCCAACACCGGTTTATGAAGCACTCATGAACCAACGTGGCGGTATGCGAGCATACAGAGTTGCAACAGAAGTAAAAGAAGACCCTAAGGCCCAAAAGTACATTAAGGAAGCACTTCTTAATGTTATCAAAGGTCTATAACAAGGAGAACAGGATGTTGGACGCATTCAAACAATTAGTAGAAAGTGGAGTTATGTCACAGGACACAGTATCTGTGGTTGAAGCCGCTTTTGCTCAAAAACTACAAGAGAATCGCGACCAAGTTACTGCTGAACTTCGTGAAGAGTTCTCTCAAAAATATGCACACGATAAGGGTGTTATGGTTGAGGCACTTGACAAGATGATTGGCGAGAGATTGGCCGTTGAAATGGCTGAACTTGCTGAAGATAGAAAAGCTCTTGCGAAAGCACAAGCTAACTATGCGGCAAAAATGACAGGAGATGCTACGAAACTAGAATCATTTGTTATGAATCAGCTAGCAAAAGAATTAGTCGAATTCCAAGGTGACCGTAAAACAGTTGCAGAAAACATCGACAAGTTGGAGCAGTTTATTGTTCATGCTCTAGCTAAAGAAATTTCAGAGTTTGCCCAAGACAAACGTGACTTAGCAGAAACTAAAGTCAAGTTAGTTGCAGGTGCAAAAGAGAAATTTGATGAAGTTAAGAAACAATTCATTAATCGTTCAGCTAAGATTGTTGAAGAAACTGTAAGCAAGAAACTAACATCTGAAATCAAGCAATTGAAAGAAGATATTGATTCTGCTCGCACAAACAATTTTGGTCGTCGTATTTTTGAAGCATTTGCTCAAGAATTTTCAAGTTCTTATCTAAACGAAAAATCTGAAACAGCTCGTCTGTTAAAGATTGTAGAGAAGAAAGAACGCGAGATTGCCGAAGCGCAAGAGGCTCTAAACAAAACTACACAAATTGTTGAATCTAAAGAGAAACAAATTCGTTTAGCTAAAGATTTAATGGAACGTAAAGAAGTGATGAGCGAATTGTTAGCACCGTTAGGCGCTGACAAGAAAGAAGTTATGAAGAGCTTGTTAGAATCAGTTCATACAAGCAAACTACGTGCTTCGTTCGACAAATACCTACCGGCAGTGTTAGAAAACGGTACTCAGAAAGTTGTTAAACAGACTGTGTTAACAGAAAGTGCGGCAGTAACTGGTGATCGCGAAGTAAAAAATCAGCCTGAGGTAGGCTTAGATAACATTTTGGATATCCGCAAACTAGCGGGTCTAAAATAATTATAATTCAAGGAGACATTAATGTCACAATTATTAAATGAAAGATGGTCAGAGACCAAAGAAGCTCTGCTTGAAGGCCTACAAGGAACCCGTCGTGCTTCTATGCAAGTTTGCTTAGAAAACACTCGTAAGTATTTGGCTGAAAGCGCAACTGCTGGTGCAACATCCGCAGGTAACATTGCAACACTTAATCGTGTTATTCTTCCAGTAATCCGTCGTGTTATGCCGACTGTTATTGCGAACGAAATCATTGGTGTTCAACCAATGACAGGTCCAGTTGGACAAATCCATACTCTACGTGTTCGCTACGCAGACAATGGTGACGGTGTAACAGCTGGTGATGAGGCATTAAGCCCATTCAAGATTGCGGCGGCTTATTCTGGTAATAACGTTGACGCAACTCCACGTGCCAATACAACAGCGGCACTTGAAGGTACACCAGGTAAGCGTATGAGCATTCAAATCTTGAAAGCTCCAGTTGAAGCTAAGTCTCGTAAACTAAGCGCACGTTGGACTTTTGAGGCCGCTCAAGACGCACAAGCACAACAAGGTATTGATATCGAAGCAGAAATC